GTAAGCTTGCTGGAAATGTATCACCTGGTATTGAGCCATGGGCTGCAAATGTATTTACTGAGCAATCAGCTAAGGGTACATTTATTAGAAAGAATAAAGAACTTAAAAAAGTATTAAGAAAAATTGGTATCGATAATAAAGAAACTTGGGACAAGATTTTGGAAGATGGTGGATCCGTTCAAGGAGTTAAGCAACTCGATGGATGGTTTTACGATCATACCGGAAAGCTCAACCAAGAAGAAGGAGAATCAGTGAAGAATGTATTTAAGACATTCAAAGAGATTAATCAATTAGAATTAGTTAATCAAGCTGGTATAAGACAAGATTATATTGATCAGTCTGTAAGCTTAAACCTTGCATTCCCATCAGTAGCCACACCTAAATGGATTAATCAAGTTCATTTAGAAGCATGGAAAAGAGGTATTAAGACGTTATATTATATGAGAACGGAGTCAGTGCTGCGCGGAGATATTGCAGCTAGTGCTATGGATCCTGACTGTATAAGTTGTGACGGGTAAAAAATTAAGGGGCTTTGCGGCCCCTTTTTTTATTTTCTTTTGCGTTCTGCTTCGCGTTGAATCCATTCGAGATCTTTCATAAAGTCTCGCATTTCAAGTTTTATATTTTGAAAATCCGCTTCAAGTCTACGCTGTGCAGGCCAAGTATATTTTTGTTCGTTTTCTTTCAATTTTTTTACTGCTGTTTCTGCAGCTTCAATTCTTGCATTCAAAGTATAGTAAGACCCAACAATAGAAGCAAACATAGCTAAAGCAGTAACTACCTGGGCTGGGCTAATACTTATATCAGCTTTCCCGTCTCCATTGAGATCTACTTTTGCCATAATGTTTATTTTTTGAAATGAAAGTTGCTGCCAGATAATGATAATTTGTCAATTACTTCAGATTGATAATCGCGAAGCATTTTTTCAATTTTATCTTTTTCTAAAACAATTTGATCTACTTGAGCTTCAAGCGATTCATTTTTAGCTTTTAAAGACTCAAGCTCTTCTGGGTTTTTACCTATAAATGTATATATTACTACAGATAGCGAGCCTACTAGCATACCAACGATAACTTTAAATATATCATTATTTGTTTCGGGTATTTCATAAAACGCTAAAAATAATAATAATCCCATTACAAGTATAAATACTGTTGCAGCGCCAATATAGCCGCGTAATTCTTTGTTTTTAAAAGGGTTCCCCATTGCTTTTTACTTTTTTAGTTTTTCAATTATTTGTATAAGAGTATACACAAGTGTTGCTGTTAAAACTAAAGTAGATAAAATTGGATTTATTTCACTTATAAAACCTCCAGTCAGTGCTGAGATACTAATGCCGTATATTTTCAAATCCTCCATGGTTTAATATTTGCAAGAGCTTTTCATCGTAACCGGACTAACTCTTCTAGGCGCTCCAGCCGGTTGTCCCAGCTTTGTTTTTTCTCTTATTTTACTTCTTTTTTCAGACGCTGACATTTCTCTGGCAGTCTTAGGTGTTTTAGAAGATATTCTTTTTTTAGGACGGCAATATGGCACCCCGCGTTTTTCGCCTTTACTTCTGCCACAAGGCTTTCCCGTGCGAACATCAGTCCATTCTTCTTTAAACCAGCGCTTAAGCGACGCACCTTTTGCAGTCTTTCGAACTTTTTTAACTGGTGATTCTCCTCGCTCATTGCGGCTTGCCCATACAGCTTTGCGCTGTGCATCACTTTTATATGGCATACTATCCTATTTTTCCGCCTTTCTTACGGCATTTAGCAATATATCCCGATGCATACGCTGAAGGGAATACTCTGTATTTAGCTTTTGCTTTATAATAGCAACGGTCTTTTTTAGTAAGTGGGGACATTTTAAGTCCTGAACAATTTGCCATATTATCTTCTTTTTCTAATTCCTTTTATTTCTCTTTGTATTTTTTTTAGTTCTTTTAATGGGTCCTTAGATTTTTTAGTTTGTTTTTCAACCATACCTAAGTCCCACTCGGACCAGCCAAGAGCTAAAGCAATTGATTGCCATAATTCTGTTTCTGACTCCATTGCTGTATTTATATGATCCATTTTTTGTACAATACGATCAACGGGCAAATTAGTACCAGCAGATATAACTTTACCAGCAGCTAAAAATCCTGGATTTTCTAAACTAAATCCTTCTGTAAATACTTTTTCTTTTGATTGCTTATAAGTAAAAGTTTTACCAGCAGAAATTAATTTTCGTAATTTAGAATTAATCGGCGGTGATATAGCAGTTGCTTCAATAGCTACTTTAGTATAATCAGGTCTAGATTTTTTACTTTCGTCTATAATTTTTAGGATCATATTTTTCACAGTAGCTGCGGCCGCACCGTAAACACCAGTACCTCTTAATAGAGTATCAAAAGAACTATTACCTATTCTAAATAATCGCGTTCGTGTTTTTTCGTCATCTTCGTCGTCAAATAATAACGCAAATAAACCTTGCTGTAAAGCTGAGAATATAATATTCTGTATTACACTATAATAAGCGATCTTACTAATATTTGTTTTCCAATCACCGCGCTCATTAATCAAATCTAATGTAGCTTTTTTGGTCAACCGAGCATATTGCATAGGTGTATTACCAAAAGCTAATACAAGGCGTCCTAATGAGCCTGCTTGCTGCATTGAGATACGATCAGGTCTTGCAGACTGTTGTGTTTCTTCTGCAATCTCTTGAAAATCAGTAAACGCTTTTGTTTTTGCTTCTTTTTTGCTTAGCCCTTCTTTAATATAAGTATTAATTCTATTACGATAGAATGACGCACCTCCCGAAGCAATAGCGAATGAGTCAGCTATCTGCGTTGGTGTAAAACCAAACTTAAGTATTGCGCTTAGTGCTGCTCTCGCTTTATTTGTTGATGTTGCCGCGGCATTTGCAATTTCATCCGCATTAACATCTGTTTGCAATCCAGTGCGACGTTGTTTTAAGAAATCAGAATTAAACAATTCAGAAAAGTCATCCCAATATTGCTTTTGATTAATAAAAGCTCTACCTGCATTTATCGGGTTATTGTCGCTAAAGTTTATAAAGTTAACAGCTGATAATGTTTGTAGCACAGCAGATCTCGCGTTAAAGAACATGATGGCTCCCACAGAGTTATTAGTCCATTGCATAAAAGCTTTTTCAACTTTACTTGCATCTTTAAATCTGTTACGCCCTTTTTCCATGCGGTAAAGCATGTTATCTAATGCTTCAATATATGCTTCTCCGTATAAAGCCTTAAGCTTATTTTTATTTTTATCAGTAAATATTTTATCGACGTTTGTTTTCCATTCAGTTAAAAACTCTGAGCGTTTTACACCGTTTATATAAGATACAATGTCTGTTGTAATATCTCCTGAGCTCCAGTCGTTACCCGGTTGAGGATAACCCTCAGGGTTTAATGCCATTAATCTTTCAGCAAAATCTTTAAGCTTAGGGTTAGTTCTTACCGCTTTTATTGCAGGTGCTATATCTTTTTTAAGAACACCAGGTATTTCCATGCCCTGCTTATTCCACATATAAAGGCGAACTGAATCTTGATTTGTAAAACCAGATTCATTTTGTTTTTTCAGCCCGCCAGGCACGTCTTTTTTAACTTCTTTTTTAAGCTCCATCCAATCACGAAGAGCTTGTTGTTTTGCCGCTTCGTACTGTTGAATACCTCGTGAGAATGGTCTAAGTAAGTTTTCCTCATACCAAGCCATTTGTTGATCGCCAACTTTATCTCTTGCTAATGTTGCGTATAGCAAACCTACAAAGTCATCAGCTGAATAAGGTATAAAGAATTTTTTACCTTTACCTCTACCCATCATAGTAGCACGCACAGGTGAAAATGTTTCTGTAAATTTAACACCAGTACTTTGCTCTAATATTTTATTAAATTCTTTATTTAATGATTTAGAAAGTTTTAAATCTTTATATACGCTCTCAATATTTTTATACTTTTTACCATTTTTTATATCATTTTTTACAGCATTTTTTACTAAATTATTTTGCATTCTATTTTTTCCACTGCTTTTTAAATTAGCGGCTGTAAGGGCTTGGTCAACATTCTTTGTGACTAAATTTATTTGAGCATTATCAAATTCTTTTTCTAATTGTTCCTGAGATATTTTTCCGTCTAAAAAATTATTAGAAGCCAATGTTATTTCCAATACTGGGGTTTGATGTTCTAGAGTTGTTTCTTTAGTTAAAAGATTTTCAACATACATACCTGCTTTTGCTAATTTTCTTAAAGCCCCAATTTGATCATTAGCTAGAAGCTTTATATGAGCTTTCCCCTCGTTAATTAAATTATTATCTTTATAATAATCTAATATTTCTAAAATATATTGTTTAGCATAATTAGCTTCTTCATTTATTTGAGGAATATATTCAGCAAAATTCCTTTTTATATCAGTTGTTGATTTATATCTATTAATAGGTGTATTATTTAAAAACAACTTTTGCCCAGCTCCTTTTGGGTTTTTACCCAATTCAAAACCTTTTATATTATACTTTTTTAATAAAGGAGCAAGCACTTGATCAAAAATATTTTTAATTTTTGTTATATTAGGAAGCCCGCTAAATGTTGTAATTGCTTTTGATTCATTTATAAACCAATTTTTAATTATCGTAGAACGGTCATTTTCTTGAGTATTTTTTAAGCGATTTTCAAGTAATTTTTTTGATGATTCATAACCAAGCTCTGCAATTTCTTTTTTAAGAGCAATACCTGTTGCTTGTTTTATTTTTAAAAAGTAATTTCTAGTTAATTTTCCATTAGTATCTAAAACAGCTTTTGAAATTAAATTTTTACCAGTTTTATCTGTTATAAAGGTATTTGTTGCATTAATTACATTTTCTAATATTTCATTTAAATTTAAATCTTTTTCAACTTCTTCATTAAATTTATTAAGAATAAAAACATTTAAATCATCTGTAAAGTTTACACTTTCAGACTCTATATTTTTTAAAATATCGTTTTGTAATTTATTTATAATTTTACCAGCAGCGTCTTTTTCTTTTGAACTTAAACTAAACTTAATATTATTTTCATTAGCTTCATAAATTATAGCATCGGATATTAATGAATATTTATTGCTTAATTTATCTAAGCTTGTTTTGCTAAGTATTCTAGCTAATTCTTGAGATTCTAAATTATATTCTGCTTTAGCATCATTTACAATGCTTTTAGAAAACTTGAAGTTTTCGGCTCTATCAACTTGCTTAGCTATTAATGATTTAAAGTTTTCCGGTAATACTTCACCAGTTATACCCGCAATATCTTGATATTTGTTTATTACATCAGGATCACGCAACACTTCCATTGTGGCATCAAAAGCAATTTCTTCTGCAATAGCCTCAACAATAGCTGTTTTACGCGTTCCCTGTGTTGACCTTCCAACATCTGAACCTAAAAAGTATTTTATAAATTCAGCTTTTGTAATTTTCTTTTTAGTAAATACTTTTTTCCCTTCTGCTGTACGCTCCCGCAATTGCTTCCCGTTTTCGTCTAAAACAGCCTCAGCAAAGTCTTTAAACCTTCTATTAATCAAAGACTGTGGTAGCTTGTCGTATATAGCTTTAAAATTATCGCGTAAAAAAGATTCATAGGCTTCTTGCTTACCTACAAACTTAGCCATAGGCTTTTTAAGCTCCGTTCTAAATCTTTTTTGTAATTCTAATCTAAATTTAGGGTCTTGAGGATTTGGGAGCTTAGTACCAAATGTTTTTATTACTGCATTTTTAACAGTAGTTATAAGCTCTTTAGGAAGCCCAATTTCTTTACGTAAACTTTTTATTTCATCAGCAATAATTGCTTCTTCTGTGACCTCTGTGGCCTCTTCTGTGGCTGTATCAGTAACGCCTTTTGCTTCTGTAACATCTGCTTTAAATTCTGTATCTAATATACGGTTCGCTGCTTCAATAGCCCTTTTAGGTAATAAGCTATTTATATATGCGGCGAGTGGTGCGCCTTTGGCTTTTTCAGGAGTATAATCCATTATCATATCAAGAATACCACGCTTACCTGTTTCTATTTCATCTTTTAGCAATTGGTATTCAAAGCCAGGCACATCACGATACTTATTTACAATTCTATCTACAATAGGCTTAAATTCAGCAATTATATCAAATGCATTAGCTGCACCTTGTGCTTCATATATTTGCTGTACTTTTTCCGATGCTTTTGATTTAGAAAAAGATTTTTTACCTTCTTCAACCACTTTTTCTACAGCATTAGGTATTTTTGAGGATTTTAAATCTACACCTAATTGTTTAAATTTAAAATTAGATATATTTTTTTGATAATTGCGTATAAAGTTAAATACATCTTTACCTGTTTCTAATTTAATGGACCCAAACCCTAAACTATTTAAAAACCTTGTAGTTGTATTTTTTATTTTATCTGATAAAGATTCATTAACTATAATTTTTTCTTTAGCAACAAGATCTGAAAAAACATTAAAATATTCTTCTAATGCTCCTTCTTCAATTACTTTTTGTCCTTGTTCATTTATTTTAGTATAATTTAAATTAATACGCTCTTGTACTCTTTGGTATAATTCAGGTTGAGTTTCTTTTAAATAGTTTTTAAAACTATCTACTAAGGGTTGCATAGAAGCATTATCTGTGGCAAATTTTTGGGCCATCATGTAATGCAATAATTCATGGCCTATAACATTAGTTTGTTCAGACTCAACAGCGACAGGTCTATTTATAGTTATTGTATTAGTATCTGAATTAAAACTAGCGTCAAATTTAGCATTAATATCAGATATATATTCAAACTTTACATTTTTTACATTTTGCTTTGCTTTTTTAAAAGCTTCTTCAATGCGCTCTGTATTTTTTAAAGTTTTACTAATATATTTTTCTGCTTCTGCATCAAATATTTCTTTTCCAACTAATATTTCATTTTGTTTATTAGCTTCATTAAAATCTTCTTTAGCAATATTTTGAGCGTCTAAAGTGTATTTAGAATTCCCAATTTGACTTAGTGCTTCAGCTGATTTATTTAAATTATCTGCATATTGCTTTTTTTCTTTTTTAGTTAAGTTATCAAAAGAATCTTGCAATTGCTGTTTTTTCATTTTAATAAGAGATTCAATTTTTTGAACTCTTTTTTGAAATTTTTCTTTTCTATTTAAGGGGGCGTTATTTAAATCAATTTTAGCCTGCTCAAGCCTAACATTTTGTTTGGCTATGTCTTCCTGCCATTTTTTAGGGGCAAGAAATTCTAATGCTTGTTGTTTTGATGCTAAAGAATTAAAAGCACCTAAGCTGCCAACTGGAGAGCCTAATGCTAATCCCACCAACCCTTCGTTTAATGCTTGCCTATTTGCAGATTTAAATTCAAAAGGGTCATTATATACAGCCGCATCAACAAGAGCATTCCCCATTGAAGCAGACCATTCTTCTATAAAGTTAGTAGCACCCCCTTTAGTTAATCCTATACCGCTTTCAGCTATTTTCCCTAAATATGTTTTAGTGTAAATATCAACTGCTTTTTTATAAGCATTGGTGCCTGTTCCTAATTTTTTCCCAATACCTAAAATTCCTCTTTGAAGTCCTCCACCAATTGCATTTGTTGCAAATTCCACACCACCTTTTAAAATAGAAGCCCCGTATATTTCAGATAATGAAGCGTCTGGTCTTTCTTTTAAAGCTTTTTGTACTTCTTGGCCCGTGACTGAGGCTCCTATTAATGCGCTACCGTATATTGGGCTTGCAATGCTTAAGGCTAAATACGGCGCCGCGCTAAAGCCCTCATTAAAAGCAAGTTCGGCGGCATCAACATAATTATCTTTTTCTATTAAAGAAACTATATCTTGTTCATTGCCTTCTTTGTCATATTTTTTTAAAGTATATTGACGGAGTAAGTTGCTTACATTTTCAAATACTTCATAATTGTCAATACTAGCATTAACTTCCGCCCTTAATGTTGTATCATAACCTAAAGCTTTCCCTATTGCATAATTAACAGGAGCCACCCCAAACTTATCAACTAAATTTGTAAACCCATTAAAAATATCAACTGTGGTAGCGGCTAAGCCCGCGGTTATAGAAATGCCTGTTTCAGGTATTTTAGTAATAGCCGACATTGTTTTTATCCTAATGTCTCTATCTCTTGCTTCTTTTATTTTAGTTTTATCTTTTCCCTCTACTATAACTTCTTCTAACTCAATCGGCTGGAATTTTCCATCTCCAGCTTGTCTTAGTTCCGCGGCGCCTTCTTCGGTTATTATTGATTTTTTTTCTTTAAACTCTTCTAATGGTTCAGCCTTTGTATACTCCAATGAACCACTTTCCAATTTGGAATCCATATCGGGCGCTGCAGTTTCCTCCACAACCGCACCCGGTGTTGTGGGAGTCGTCTTTCCCGACTTTTCAGTAATATTATATTCTTTTATATAATTCTCAAAAGACATATTAGATTGCTTAGCGGCCTCTGTAATTTGCTCTAAGCTATATTCTGTTCCATTAAATTCAAACATGCTAATTATTTTTTAATAGGTAAATTGCCTAAATCAATTGTAGGCTGCGGAGGGGCTATTGCAGTTTCATTTCTACGACCAAACTGTCCTTTAAATAAGTCTCTAGCTTCAGGCTCTAGTTCGTTAAATAATTCATTAAAGTCTGTAAATTTAAGTTGATTTGTTCTGCTATAATTATTTTCATTATAGTATATTAACAAATCAGAGAAATTTGATATTGGAGTATTTTTAAGATATACGACAGCGTTTTTAGCATCTGCATCTTCAACTGCAGCCTTAGCTACTTCTTCGCTATATCCTTTTTCCATTAGCGCTTTAACTTGTGATTCTTTTTCTCCTCTCACTAAAGTAATATCTTTACCGCCGGCAAATGCTGCACCAATTGAAGGATCTTTTAAAGCTTCCAAAACACCTTCTTCATAAGGAGCAAACCTACTTAGTTCATGCGCAAGATCCAATATATCACTAAATATTTTAGAACCTTTACCCGTCCCTTTGTCAGCTATATCTTCAACATACTTTTTAGTATAATCGGCGTATGATTTTTGACCCGCTTCTTTTAATTGTTGTTTTATCCAAAGATTTAATTCTCCAGCATCAACATATTTATCATTGTTTTTATCTAAAACATCTAGATTAGCTTCAATCCATCCTTCTGAATCACCTTCAAAATTCATTAAGCCCGTATTTTGTTCTTTGTCAAATTCTTTTTTTGTAAAGTTAATATAGCCGGGTTGTTCTTTACCAAAATAATCAAATGCAACAGATATAGCTTCTTCTCTAGTTAGATTTAAATCCCCCAATTCTCTATCTAATTCTTTTGGCAATAAAGCTGGGGAAACTTTGTTTTTAGCAAGCTTATCTAAAATAACATCTAATTGCGCTGCTTTTTCACCAAATTTTTCTGTAGCTACTGGAATATAATTAATTTGCCCAAATTTTTCAACAGGAATTGATTCAATGCTTTTATCGTTAAAAATAATCATACCATCTTCGGAAACTTTAAATTCTCCTTTTATTTGAGCATTTAAAGCTTTAGTGACTGAAGGGTCATTTGCTACGCTTATATTGTCTGGGTTTAATGAAGCAACTCTATTAGGTATATCTTTAATAAGAGATACATCGCTATCTTGACTAGTTTTTATTTCTTGAAAACCAATAGATCTTTGAACGTTATTAAGCGCAGGATTTAAATATTGTCTATATTCTTTTTTATTATTGGAAAATTTATTTAAAAAATATTCTTGCAAAGGCTGAGGGGCTTTTGCTAACTCATTAGGAGCATTTTTAATTTTATCATTATATTTAATCCAGTTATCAAATGCATCTTTTTGCTGTTTCATCCACTCAGCAGCTTTGGCTTGCTTAGCTTGCATTTTAGCGATTTTCATTCTCTGCGCTCTAGCCATGCCTTTTTCAACACCCATTGCTGCGCTGACGTAAGGCTCTACATACGCTGCCCCTAATGAGCGTGCTACTTGAGGGTTATAATATTTTGAAGCCATAATTTTTTATATTAAAATTCAAGTACCGATTGGATTTTACCTCGAGTATTTTGTTTTCTGTTGTATTTGCTAAAACCTCCATCCATTTCGCTTAAATACGCGGATCCGCCAGCCGCAACAGCCTCTGAAATACCACCAATTAAATCTTGTCTTGCTTTTGCTCTTTCAGCAGTAGCTCTAGCTTTTCTTTGCGCGGCAGCATCCATTAATGTTTCTGTTCTGCCTAATTCAAATTGTTGTTTTTCAGCAGCCCCTTGAGCTTGTAATGTTTGTATTCTTGATGCCTCACCTGCTCTTGCCATTTGTAATTGCTGCTCTTGTTGCGCAATATTTGCTGCCGATGCTTGAAGATTTGTGGCCTGTTGCTGGGCTAATGCTTGTGCAAGTGACGCAATACCCGAACTACCAGCTGCTTGTTGAGTTCCAGCTAAAACATTAGCTAGCCCTTGTTGCTGTTGTTGCGCTTGGAATTGAGCAGCCTGTTGGTTCACAGTTACATCTTCAAATGTATTTTGCATGTTAGCATACGGATTTGTAAACTGAAAACTTTCATATGCTTGCCTTCTTTGAGCTAGCTCTTTTCTTGCGGCTCCTTCTTCTCTTCTTCTTTTGCCACTGCCAAATAATGATCCTACAGATTTTATAAGGCCCGGTGCAGCTGCTATCGCAGCAACCGCGAGAGGAGCCAAGGCTTTTTGTATATTTGGATCGCCAAATAAAAATTCTATTAGTATTTCTTTCATTTTAATTACTACTTAAAAATATTTCTGAATTTACCGCAAAGAGTTCTTTTTTTTCCGTGCTATCTATTTCCATTTCAACTTCTGCATAGTAACCTACTAAACCAGAAGAATTTATAATGTTTTCTTTACCAAAAAATATATAATCATTTACGCTTGGCCTTTTACGCCATGGCTCTATATTACAAGTTATACTTTTATTTGATATATTTATGCATTCTCCAATTTTTCTTTTTTCGCCATCAGAGTTTAAAAAATAAACAATATCTCCTACTTCAGGCTGAAGGGAAGTATTAAGCTCTTTTGGGAATGTTAAAGTTATAGAATCCATGCTATTATTATTACGATTTTTATTAGATTACTAAGCTAAAACGCTTTTTACAATATTATAATAGTTATATGAGCATTTAGTTTTATCAATATCTAAATTTAAATCTGGAAAATTATTTATATATTTACTTTTATTGAATAAATTTTTCATTTCTGGAGTAACTCCAGCATTATGAAATATATTGGTTTTATCCCATCTGTCTATAAGGTCCGTAGCCCAACAAAAATTTAATAACGGGTGAGTTAAAGTTATTTGCCCATTTTTCCATGCAACCCATAATAATGCCCACATTTCAGCGGTCCATATTTGTAAAGGAAAATAATTTTTATCTTCTTGCTGCTTTTGGTAGTTTAAATTACTAATATCTTCATATAGCGCGTGAGACAAATAAACTACCTCTTCCCAATATTCTTTAGCCACATTTTTAAATAAATATTGTGCTCCCCCTGCGTTTTCGTTATTAGACTTTACTACGTGCTCTGATATTCCAGCAATGCCAAGCATTTTATGTAGCACTTCATCACCTTTACTACATATATAATCATAGTTTAAATAACTATTAGTATCACTAAAATACCAAATATTATCTTTTAATAAGGAACTAAAATCAATAGGCTTAGTTAAAATTGCATCGGCGTCCATTAAAAATATAGGCTCATGCTGTAAATAACTATGCTTACTATAATGATGATATAATAAATGTTGCTTTATTGAGGGTATATATTTTTTGTATTCGCGTGTATCATTATAGTACTCAAACAATACATTCGGGTATTTATTTTGTAATATTTTAAAATAATCATCAATCCCTTTATCAGATGAATTTATTATATGTATTTCTTGTTGGGTTACACCAACATTTAATAAACTATTAATAAAAACATCTACTTGCCAAGCAAAATATTTTATAGCCGGCTGAGCGCATATGTATTTCATTTAAATTAATTTGAATAATCAATTATAGAGTCATCTAATACTGTTACATCGCCAGATACCCTAAGCTCAAGCAACCCATCAGACGTCCACGCATTGTCTCCGTCATAAGAAAGAGTAACATTTTGACTTCCAGTTGCAGTACCAGAAGATGTACTTAAGGTAAATCCTGCATTTATAGCCCCTTGTCTTAATACTAACTGCCAATTAACAGTTGAGGATAATGTTACAGTTGTGCTTCCTGAAACACCTGGTGTGAATGCCGTTATTACAGCTGGCGACAATGTACCGCTTGGAGCAGCAGTCGTAGTCGTGGTAGTTGTTGTTGATGTTGTAGTCGTAGTTGTGGTTGTAGTGGTTCCAGGATCAACTGTTGTAGTCGTGGTGGTTCCAGGATCAACTGTTGTGGTGGTGGTGGTGGTGGGAGCGGCGGTCGTTGTTGTAGTTGTTGGTGCAGCGGTGGTAGTTGTAGTTGTATAGCCACAATCAAATGAATTTGCTTCTATTAATTGATCATAAGTACCACATTGGCCATCAGCATATGTACCATATTTATCTACACCAGAACAATAGGTTGTTATTAACGTTCCCGAAGCTTCACAGCATTCATAAGTATCTCCTCTCCATTCTTCTGAAGCTCCCTGATAAAGCTTAAATGTAGCCGGTTGAGTTTGTAACTGTAATGTGCATGCGTCGACTGTAGTTATTGTTACATCATATATTTCTTGACCACTTGTTATTCTAGGAATATTTATATATATATCAGAAGTACCGGAATTAGGTATTGTCAATGTTTCTGTTTGTACAGTATTGGTTGAAGAGTCTACCACTGTGTATGTAAATTCCGCGTCTTTTTGACCATATACCTTAAATAGTCTTTTCTCGCCTCTATCTTCAATAATACTCTTATTTATAAAATATCCAAATACAGCAGGGCACGGAGGTGCTGTTGTTGTAGTTGTGGTAGTTGGAGCTGCCGTTGTAGTTGTAGTTGTTGTAGCAACAATTCTTTGGGCGCAACCTGATATTTGTATTTCAATATTTGTTCTTTCAGTTGGCCAATTAAATGATGCTAAATAAGCCCTGGCTTTTAGATTGTCTCCGTCTTGCATAAATACCACGTAGTCAATATATTCAGATGATTCGTAATCAAAATCACTTATTGACATAGAATATCCATCATCGGGTACCATTTCTAAATCAACGTATTCGTAGTTATTTGTTGATAAAGAACCTGGCACCGCAGATTTAGATACTATTTTAGTAGTATAATTACAAATGTTAGGATTAAAATCTATTACTGCCATTTTTTTTACCCATTATATATGAATGTTCCTGAGACTGGTGCAGCGGCTACAGAACCTGCTACACTAACGTTTGTAACCTCTACAACAACCTCAACGCCGTCGTAAAACCATTTTACCTTTCCGCTCCCGCTATTTGAAACGCTTCCCGCTTCAGCATAGGGGCTTACATTATAAAATAAAGTTACAGCTGATTTTGATAAATTATATTGAGTTCCTGAAGCAGGTGATTGTACTCCTGTTAAATATGATGCAAGTGCTGAAGCATTATAAGCGTTATAAGAACCGCTCCAAACAGCTCTAAATGATGTTGTAGTGGGTCTGCTTGCAGTATGCGTACCATATGTACTTCCAGATGGCCTTGCAATAGTTGTAGTGGTGGTTGTAGTTTCACCGCATTGAGGAGCAGCATAAACGTTATCTAATGCTTGACCGCCCCCGGACCACTCAGTTATGATGTCGTACACCTGGCCGTCTTTAGTCCATGTTATTCCGGTGTTATATAATTCCTTACCACTAGCTGGAGTTATTGTATTTTCTCCATAAGTCCATGAAGAAACCTCCGTGCCTTCAGCGGCTAATGTTCCGGATGGGCAGCTAGTATTAGAACCACCAGCACCCTCCCATATGTAAATTTCCGGAGTGGTTGAAGATATATCAATATACCATTTTCCAAACTCGGTGTCTTCTGAAGTTTGTCTACAATAACCCCCTAACGAAGTATAAGATTGAGGACTATATACTACATTAAATGATGTTTCAGCAATAGTTATTAATGCCGGACAATCTACTGTAGTTGTAGTTGTTGTGGTGGTAGTAGTTGAAGTAGTAGTTGTTTCTGTTAAAGTAAAAACAAAAGAATCTGTTGCAGAACAAGTTCCATCCGAAGCGGTAACAGATATTGTAGTTGACGCTGCATTAGAACCTACTAATTGTAATATTAATGTAGATCCTGAAATCTGCGTAGTAACCGCGTTAGTATTAGTTGAAGTAGCTGTGTATGTTAAAGTATCGGAATCACCGCTTGTAAATACAGAGGATAAACTTATTGAAACATTACCACTTCCCACTATTGCGCTTTGATCTGCAATTGGAGAAGTTAGCGAGGGGCATACATTTGTTGTTGGAGGGCATGCCGTTTCGTCCAACACCGGGGCAATATAATCGGGGTCAGATACAGAGTTTGTTTTTGTTTCATCGGTTGCAACACCATTTATGTATTTTTTTAGTGTTAACCAGTTTTTATAACCAGAGTTTGCCATTTTATATTATATTATGTTTGTACACATTCATATGTATCGCCTCGCCATTCTTTAACAATTCCAATAATATTGAAATCTACGATAGTTACTGTAACGTCTAGATCGCCCGCAAGCGCGGTAACATTACCAAGTCCTTGACTTGAAAATTGTTTGCTATCCCAATTGTCACTAAATCCGGGTTCATCTAAATATGTTTTATCTCCATTTATTGAATTGAACCATTTACCTTCTTTATCAATAAATGTTTTTATTGATCCATCTTGCAAATTAGTTTTAACATAGTTTGCAACCCAACCTTTATCTCCTTCGTAGCCTAACGTTTTAAATTTTTTAACAACTGAAGGATCTTCGTTAAATAAAAATAATATTTTTGATTTATATTGTATCCCGTAAAAATTATTTCTGCTTACATCTTCTTGATGATGCAGCCACATATTACCATTTTTAAATGTGTAATAATTATTATTTAATGATATACCAGCCTCAGGCATAAAGCTATATCTACTTTCCCATCCTTTACTATATTCAGAGAAGCCTATAGTATCATTATTTAAGGTTACATTGTAAGTATTATTAAATGCATCATATGTGCCTAAAACTTCATTAGAGGCTCTTAAATTGTCTCTAAAATAATCCTTTAGGCCATTGTCAGAAATAATTTCTAGTCCATCGCCTGAGAGTCTTAGTATAAGGCCTCTGGCTTTATCTGAAAAATAACATCTATAGCCCCAATCAGCGAAGCTTTCAGGGTTTTTTGAAATACCAAATTCACCTGCATAAGGATCAACCGCTCCTAATACATTATTTGATGATAATAAATTTGCTGATCCGTCTGCGTTGTATAATAAATCTTTATCAGCGTAAATTTTTAATACTTTATCCTCACAAAATGTGACAAGGTTGCCCTCACGGGCATGTAGCTTTTGTATGCTACCATATTCTGGGTTTAAGTCTTTAGTTATTTTTTCAGCAACATTAAATTGATTAGATCTATTTATGCCATTTATTGTATTGTATATTCCAGAATATATTAAACCACTTTTCTTATTTTCTTGTTTAAATTGTTCCGCAATTACAGAAGAAACACGAACTTGTTTATCCATTAATACACCATTATAGTCATCGCGTATTCTATTGGACTCAACTCCATTATTAAATGAAAAGCAATTATACCATCTTAATTGTTTTTCTTCATTAAATTCAGACGCCGGAAATGAATCCTCTGTTTCATAATAAATATCAAGTTCAGCAATTTCTTTAGGCTCTGTTTCAAATATAGCGGGGGAATCTAAACTTAATAAGTTAGTATCTTCATCTATAATATCATCTAATATATATAAAGAATATTGTTGAGAAGTATTATTTGGAGTAAAATTAATGTTTTTGTTTAATTCAATTTCCCATTCGACCCAACGATTACAGCCGATTCTTCTTTTACCACCACCCAAGCCTCTAACTCCATTATCACCTTTTTTCCTTTTAGAAGAAACTATTTCATAAGCTTCTCCGTCAGTATCATCCCCAAATTTAATTTTGGTACCAACAATATCTAGCTTTGCAGAAAAGTCGTCAAATCTTGAATTAACATCATAACTCCAAAAATTACCATTAAAAGCCCCTGTTCTTCTAATTTTAATAATATTGTTTCCTGAAGATCTTTGTTCCCAATAGTAACCAGTATTACCGTCACCGCCCCCAACTCGTGGACAGCTGGGATTAATATTAGTATAAGTATTTCCTTTTATTTCTTCCTGATTGATTATTCTATAATCAGGATTGTCCTCAGTTTGTTGTAATAACAAATGTTGCTTTAACAAAGGATCAATTCTTAGTTTTATAAAAAATCTGTTTTTAAATTCAGGCGATACTTTTGTTACTATTTCACCAAATACGATGCTCATTGATGTAAGGCTACCAAAAGTTGTTACATCATTATCAGCAAATACCTCATTAACTATTAATTCAAGCGTGGTATTATTTGTGCCCGTAAAAACAACATTGCTAACAGTATATATATCACTTTTATTACCCTCCGAAACAAATCTTATTTTTTGACCAGGTGCTATAGTTTCAGTTAAGGTATCATTAGATTCTATAGTTACCTCAATATTGCTTGCGTTTTCAGCTAATGACGTTGCTACCGCTGTAACTTTAAGCTGGCCCTTACTTGTAAACTTATCTGTTAAAAAATTTGGAGCTTCACCATCAATGTCTAATATCTTGTATTTTGCGGTTTCGTCTTCTACGGGTATTTCTGCGCCATGTTGCTTTTTAAGTATTAAATAAGTTTCTTCGTCTAGTTTATTTCTTTCAGAAGACGGTATAGAAAGCCATACAGAATTAGGCTCTTCTTTATTGAGATAATACTTATCTATTATAACATTATAATATTGATCAGATGTTTCTTTTATATAATATCTATATTTGTCTGCCCAGCTAGGAGCTGCTCCAACCCCTTTAACAGCAAGTGTATTGTTTTTGTCTGATGCTGCTCTTTGAAGATTAAACACGCCAGATTGATTTGCAATAACAGGTGATTGCCTTCCATATTTATCTTCAAAAACAACACCAACTTGATATTTTCTTCCTGACTTTATGGATCTTTTATATATATTATTTTCTAATATCCTTGTTGATACTTTTGGCTCATCATTAATGTCATAGCCTTGTGTATAATTACCAAAAACAATTCTATTAGATATTAGCTCCTGCGACTTTGCTTTTATAGGTACATTATCCCATTGGCGCAACAATTGGTTACTTTCAACTGTTTTATAAATGATAGCAGATGTTATATCATATGTTGTAACCTCATTTGTTTTTAAAGTTTCAACGGTATATATATTGTTGTTCGCTGAATCTTTATATAATATATCTATTTCTGTTACATCATCTGGAGCAGGGTCAAAAGTATGCAATGTAATTTTTCTAACATTGTTAGTCATACCTTCATTATAACCCTCTTTTGCATTAAAATTAATTTGCCCAGGTAAAAATGCTATTTCAGAAAATGGTGAAAATGTTGAATATTCTCCATCTTCATATTTCCATCTATATGCGAAGCGCGGAAATTTTAATTCAAACAAAGGCTCTGGCTGTTCTTTTATAACGCTATATTGCGTTGCTCCTTCATAAAAATTATCTGTAGCTGAGGTAATTTCTATTGTAACAGATGCCCCTCCTGAGTACGCCGTAATTAATCCTTTAATTTTTATAGGGCCATCATTTGTATAATCAGAAGCATCTTGTTCGTTTTCAAATACAAGTATATCGCCTACTAACCAGTCTCTGTCTGTATTTAATATATTTAAAGTATAAGTTTCCCCAACTTCTACAGGGGCTGTATCATTGTCTTTTGAAAAATTAAACAATGTTGAAGATTCAGAAGAGTCTCCGTCTATAGTCTCTTCTAAAAACATTTTAGGAGCCGAGGCTGGTGATCTTTTTATTAAAGTAGTATCTTCTTCTACAAAATTTCTAGAATGTACTTGCGTGTGCGAAGAATAACCTGATGTTCCGTTTTTAAATTTTTCAATATTTATTTTTCTAGGCTCAGATTTATTATCTGTCCAAAATAATAACCCATCAATTATATTAACGCCAGTTATTAAATTATCTTTAGAAAATTGAAGAACATTATATAAGTCTACAACAATAGGAGTTACAATTTTTGTATCATCGTTATATTCAGCAATAATATTTTTATTATTTCCAGAAACAAACCAATATAAAGAATTAGTTTCATCATTTTTAACGGCCCCTACAACTTTAGGGTCAGATATATCTAAAATAGAAATTAACTTATTTCCTAAAATATTTTGAACTGCCCCGACGTCACCGGTCTGAGAATTAAATACCTGCACATTTAGCGCATCCTTATATTCCCCATTTGGTATAGTTCTTTCATCTAGGTCTTTATTCATTCGACCTGCAGAAAATAAGCGTTTAATTTCTGGCATCTTAATTAGTGTTTAATTTGCTTGCCTTTGCCGCGCATTATTTGCTCTAACTCTTGAGTTTTAAGATTACTAAGTCTAAGTTTTGCTTTTCGTCTTGCGGCTATACTATCTTTTCTAAGTCTTTGGACTCTATATTCAGGAGCATCTTGTTTTGTAGAAATTATAGCGTAAGAAATATATTTATAAATAGCATCTTCCGCAAACTTATGTAATTTCATATCATCCTCCGTAGCCAGCCCGTCTGATATATATTTTAAAACAACTGTTCTTCCGGTAAAATCACCACTAAATGATATTAATCCTTTGTTTTGATTAATAAAAAATGTGCCATGCTTAGTAGCTAATTCAGGTATAATGCCATACCGTTTCCCATAATCAACATTGTAACCGTATCCTTCTTCTAAAAAGTCTATAGTATTATCTAAATTAGAGTTGTCATCCGTACTACTGTCGTGAAAATTTGTTTCTGTATTTGATTTATTAGCATATAAGATTTCGCCGCTTTCATCAAATAATAAATTATAGTCATCATCTTGTAGCCCCGCATTTGGAGTGCTTGATATGCTTCTTGGCATAACAAAACGCTCTAAGCCGTCGTCCCCTACAAAAGTTACTTTTACATAATTAACATAATCATGAGGAAGTTTAATGCTTAATGATGGAGGTACATCAAGCTCTATGTCTTTAATAGACCTTAAGGTATCGTAACTCAATTCTTGTAGCGCTCGCTGTGCATGGAAAGCAACTTCGGATCTTTTAGCCGTACCAATAATTTTATCGTCGCCTATATAAGCAACCATAAAGTTATTTATTACGTCGGTCAGAGTTATATGCTGATAATTGCCGTGATCTGATCCTTCATAATATTCTTGTGGCGTTTGATTAAGTAATGCCATTTATTATGATTTTTCTTGAGTTAATATTTTATTTTCTTTTGCTTCAGCAACTTCAGTAACCTCAAGCTGTCTAACTATTACACCAGAATAAGCTAATATTTTAATTACCAATTGAGCTTCTTCTGATTCATGCAGTTCAAAATCAATAGAATTGTTTGCATTGTACAAAGCAGTATCGTCAACATTAGTATATGCCCATTTAACTTCTTTTGGCTTTCTCACGTAAGAACAAGTTATGCCAGTGTTAATATTTGTTGGATAAACTTTTATTGATAAATTTTCTTCTGTATTATCTATATTTTGAACATATACTGGTCTTTCCGCAGTAGGCTTTGCTAATGGCGATAAATTTAAATAAAGTATTTCTTTTTGGTCTACGCGTTCAACCTCTTTATTGTTATAAATTACAGTACCAATTTTATGCAAATCAGAAGGAACAATAAAATGGTCTATTGAATGAGTCATAGATCCAGTCTTTTTAAACTTACTAATTTTTTCATCAATAAGCTTTACCATATTAGAATACTCAGTATTATTATCACGCATTCTTTTAAATTGTTGCAAATCATAAAAATATTGTTCAAATATTTCTAACTGTGCTTGATTTGCCTTCAAATTATATTCTTGCGGTGTAATATAACCTCGCTGTTCCTTATTTAAAATAGCTAATACCCTTTGGTAAACTGTATCTACGCTAATCATATATTTGTATTATTATAATGAAGGGCCACCCTAAGTGACCCTTTCACTATAAGATGGTTTATTTAAGTTTCTTTTCTATTGACTTGTAAACCTCAACACCTTCATCTGTTTTTAAATATGCAGCAAATGCTGAATATGGATTTTCATCAAAAGGTACCGACATTAACTTTTTATTGTTGCTAGCCCAGTGGAATGATCTTTGATCACCTGATAATTGTACTACACCGGCTTCTACAGCTTTTATTCCAAAGTTTCTTAATTGAACATTTTCATCTTCAACTAATTCAATAAATAGCGCCGCGTCTCTTTTTGCAAACAATAATAAGTCTCTTTTAATTTCAGCAGTAGTCATTTTAGAAACGGCTGAACCTTGTTCAACTCTTAGTACAGCCTCAGCATGATTAATATCTAAATCTTTAGCCAAGTTTAATGCTGTAATTTCTAATTCGATGTCTGCTAAATCATCTTTTGCATCAGCAACATTATCAACTTCATAATAAGTTAAATCTTTCTGCGGATGATATAATGATAATAATTTTTGTAAAGCTTGATCTGACTTAGGAACGAATAAAGATCCATTCTTAAATACAATGTGCTTTAATGTAGAGAATCCCTGCTGTTCATCTCTAAAAGGAGAATTTTGGTTACTAGCATAACGTAATTCTCTGTTTAATCCTTTTTCTTCGTCAAACCACATTAGAGGATTTCTGCTGTGGTGCTTTGAAGCTAATGTGAACGTAATAGGAGTTTTATTACCTTTTAATACGTACGTTCTATCTTTAATAGTCCAGCCTTGCGTAGAGCCTGCCTGTGACTTTGTTTTAGTTGCCATAATATAATATAATATAATTGATAAAAAGTAAGAGTAGGGACGCCCTAAAGCGCCCCATATCTTACATTAGTGATTATGCACCCTGAGTAACAGACTTGAATAATACAAAGTTGTTTGCTCCCTGTACACATAAACATCTTTCTGACAAGAAGTGTACGTTCATTTCGTCAACGTCAGATGTATAAACTCCACCTACAGACCCAGTGATCCAAGATTTCATTTTACGATCGTCAGCTTCAGAAGCGCGGTAACGTACGTGTAAGAAAGGACGCTTAATGTTCTTACCTAACTGCTGATCGTATACAGTTGAAGTACCAGCAGGTACAAGTACACCATCAATGTCTTCAGTAAGACCACGAGTAGCAGCGTCGTTTAAGTATTTCCAGTCAGTTTTGTAGAAGTCATAAGAACCACGACGGAAACCGCTGAATCCTAAGTTAAGAGCCATATCCTCGCTATTGTTGAATACTCCGTAAGAAGTTCCACCATTATAGTGAGCATTTACGGCACCTAGCATATCGTCGAATGCAAGAGCAGTAGCGCGATTTAAGAAAAGCATGTTTTCTTCAATAGCACCTTGCTTATCAAGATTTTTAAGAATTTCATCAAAATCCTGAAGAGCAGTACGATCTGCACCAGCATCAGATAAAGTAGCTTCACCAGAGTTGAAGTTTTGATAGATATTTCCACGGCTTTCAATAGCAGCAAAAAGACCTTCAGTACCTTTGTATCCTTGATCGTTAGCTTCAGATCCGTTACCAGTAGTAGCGGCTAATTCACCTTCAACCATTGACATTTCAAGATAATCTTCAAAACGTAAACGAGTTTCGTGCTCTGATTTTAAGTACCATAGATACCCAGAAGCTCCGTTTTCAGTAGTAACTTCAACCCATCCAATTTGAGCAGCATCAGATCCAGAGATAGAATACTTGTCTTTAATAATGATAGGTGAGTTGCTAAACTGTTGGAAACCAGCATCTACAGATCCAGCCATACCAGCAGAACCTTTAGCAAATTCAGAACCGTAAACAAATACTTTTACAGTTACATCAGTACCAGAAGTAAGTCCAGCAGCGGTAAGTGTTTGCTCAGCATAAGGAGCAACAGTAAATGTATCAGTTGCTACAGCTGTAACAACAGCTTTAATTGTAGTTAATCCTTCAGCAATAGCTACAGTTTGTCCAACACGTACTGCATGACCAGCTTCTGTAATAACATTTGTAGTTGTATTAGCAGATGCATCATCATAAGCAATGTGTAGACGCCCTTGCTCTGACCAAATTACTTGATCTGAAGCAGAAGGAATTTCAGCTCCTACCATGCGTAAGAAAGAAGAAACAGAGCGATTTCCGTAACGCTCAACTTCCTTTTCGTATACGTCTGGTAAAAATTGTTGTGCAAATGTTCCACCACCAGTGGCAGAATCAAAAGTTAGATAGTTTGTTCCAAACAAACTTTTAGTAGGTGAAGGCGTTAACCCCGCTGGGAACGATCCACCTGTTGAAAATAATCCCATTTTTGTTAATTTTTAAGATTGTTATTGTCTTAGTTTAATTTTTAAACGACTGGCATCATCTCCGCTAATTGCTCTGACTTGCATACCGCTAGTTGTAGTAACCTTTTCATGAGACCCTCTTGGTGCCATATCAATGTTTTTAGAAGACTTCATTTGTTCTCTAATAGCATCTGATTTACCTTGCTCATAAAAATGATTTGCAATAGCATCTGCATTCATAGCTGTAAACAATGCTTTATGATAACCTTGCGCGTCTGTCATTTCATTATTTTCATTGACAAATTTGCTAACCAAAGTATTAATATCTGATTGGTTATTTTTAACACTATTTACATCTTTAACATTGTATCTGTATCTTGAATTACCAACTTTATATTCAAAACCTTTGAAATCATTGGCAAACAATTCATTTGTTTTTTGTTCAAATACAGAACGCTGCTGCTGAGTTGACTGCTGAGTCGTTTTATAATCATCGTAAAACTTAACCGCCTCTTGCTGCTCAGGAGTTAAACGCGAGCTTAACTTAAGCTCATCGTAATACTTACTCTTAAGACTTGTTAGATTTGATTTAGCTTCTGCAATTGATTCTTTTAATGCAAGCTTTTTACGCTTGATGTCTCTTTCCTCATCAACTTCTTCATCGTATGAAAAAGAGTCTTCTATAAGAAAACTTATTTCATCTTCAGATAAATGAGGTTTTGTTTGACGATAATGCTCACGGAGTAAATCCATATCCGCCATATCATCATAACTTTTGTTGAGGTTGACATAATCCTCAACTGTACCACCAGTTTCTTCCATGAATTGAACTAACTTTTCAATATTCTCTGGTAACTCCCTGGCTTCTTGATTATTATTTACACTTTCTTCTTCTTCTTTAAGCTTATTAGGTATATCTTTTATTTTATCTGATAAGCTTTTTTCTTCCGTTACCTCTTCTTCATCCGGTAAGCGTTCGAGGACCGCATCTTCATTGTTACTGGGCTCGCTTTCTCCGGAAGGTTCTTCATTTGTTGCTTCGACGTTTTCTGCTTGTACTTCTCCGCTAGTTTCGGATTCGTCGCGTACAGATACCTCATCTGCGCTTTGCTCTTGAACGGCATCGGCTTCTTGGTTTAAGTTTCGTAAATCTACTTTAATTGTACCGTCATCATCTACGGTTGTACTACTTTGAGGTTCTTCTTTAATCTCAGGCGTAGTTTCTTCTACTTGTTGCTCAACTGCTTCTTGCACAGTTTCTTCAACCTGTGTTGTTTCTTCTGACATAATAAAATATTATAAAATTAATAAATTGGGTTTTATCTTGGTTCGAACATTTCCAGGTTGAATCCGCTACCCATAGTATCATTACCAGCTGATTCAAACTCTTGCTCGCCTTTTTTGTCTTTGCGTTGTTCTATAAGCTTAGACTGTTGGCTTGCTTGTATTCGAGTTCTTTCGTCTTTTCTATCTTCTTTATATTTTTCACGATCAGTATATACTTCACTTTCTTTGTCCTTAAGAGCCATATTTAGATCAAACTCATACTGCATAAGTTCTTTCTTAAGCTCTTTTTCTTGCTGCATTTTTTGCATTTCAAGTTGGGCTTCAACTTGGGCAAGTTCTGCTTTTTGTTGTGAAATAGCTTGATTTTTTTGCATTTCCATCTGCGCCGCAGCTTGTGCACTTTGTGTATTTGCTTGCGATTGAGCCTGAATGTTTTGCTGCGCAATTTCTTGGTCTTGCTCAATTTTTTTACGTCTACGAACTTTTAATAATTGATTAGCAAGCTTAATGTTTTTTATTTCTCTAATATCAATAGCATCTTCAAGGTATATTTGATCTCTTGATAGTGCTTGTTGAATATTGTTTTCAAGCATTTGTTTTTCTTCTTCATCTGGTGCTAACTCAATAAAAATACCAAAGTCATGCAGATGCATGTTTTTAATATCTTCTAAAGTGGCCACATTAAATCTTCCAATGCTAGAAATAAATGATTCTCTTGTTGGTGAGAATTCTAATATATCAGATATGCGAAGGCTAATTGCTTCGGCAGTTTTAGCGGCCAGGAATAAGCTAGACTGTAATATGTGCCTTGTGGCTGTATTTGAATTTGCCGCAGCTAACTTTTGCACTCCAACCAACGCGTTTTTATCAGGCATAGAACCATCACGAGCTTCATTTAATCCCGTAACGTCGCGAATCATTTGTAAATAATAGTTGTATGTGTTAATTAAAGAAGCAATTTTATTATTACCACCATTAGATGTTAACTCTTGAATTGGCACTCTGCCATTATTAAAGTCTCCATCTTGAGTCATTGACCTTCCAATAACAGATCCTGTTTGGAAGAACATATTTAATGCTTCTTGCGGATTATAATTAGTGCCATTGCCTAAATCAATTTCGGCTAAGCCATCCGCATCTAAATAAACTCCATCAGGTATCATTCTAGCCATCACCTGTTGTAGCTTTAAATGGGTCAACTGAATCATGTCAGCAAAAGTTGTTATTCTGCTTACTAAGGATTCAATGCGACCCTTATATATTCTTGGCGCTACTACACTATAATTCATCATTACTTTCGTAGTATCACTTTTTGGGCGCACCATATTTTTAGCAAGCTCCCACTTTAATAATTTTTGTGTTCCTAAAACAAAAGCCCCGTCATATATTACTTCAATAGATCTTGACTCTTTTGAAAATCTAGATCTTTCATCCTTTGGTGGATTAAATTGATCATTTTTAGGAATTGCTTTGTCAGCACCAGAAGCTGTTTTCTTTATTTTAAATACTTCGTTATTATATGTTTTATAGTTAAAATATAAAACTTGAATCGTGTTAGCATCTAATACAGAATCCTCATTTATATATCTATTATGAGACGCAGCCGTTTGCACACCTTGCTTTGTTAATTCTTCTAAATCAGAGTCGCTTAAATTAGGAAACTGCTGTTTTAATTCATTGATAGTTACAGAACGTACTTCTCCTATATAATATATGTCATCAAAATAAGGCGAATATGTATAAGAATAAACAATATCCGCTGGGTCAACATATTTAATTTTAATACCTTGCGAAGTATTAAATTCGTTTTTTACAGCTCCAATACCAATAACAGCTAAATCATAATTGACCCTGCGCTGTATTAAATCGTAGTTATTTGAATTAAAAATTGTATTAATTGCCTGCTCTTCAGCTATTTCTATTGATTGCTTATATTCAAGCTGCATATGCAAGGAAAGCTCTTCTTCATTATCAGGAAGCTTTTTAGGATCGTTATTATAAGTATTAACGCCTAGCTGAAGCATTATATCATCAGACAACTCCTTTGTTTGCATGTCTTCTAGCATAGATTCTATATAATCTGTGCGTTGCTGCACTGAAGAAGGGTCTTGTGAAAAAGCTTTTATGTCATAAAGTCTATCAGACATTCCATTTACAACAATATCTACAAACTTAGGAATGATCGGAACAGGCTTCCAATCTAAATTTAAATAAGATAAGTCGCCGTTAATAGACAATTCATCTTTATATTTTTTTACCGACTGTTCGCCCCTAGCATAAAGGCGAAGCCTATGAAACTCGTCTCTATTAGAATAAAATCTAGTAGCCCCGGAATCTCTTTTAAACCATTCATGCTCAATAGCTCGCGCTACTTTCAAGCCGTATTCCTCACTGGCTTTTTCAGAGTCACTAGCTATTTGGCTAGGGAATGAGCTTTTTAATATTGTTTCAGCCATGC